ACTAGCCATGAGGCGGTAAACGTCTTGCTTATCCTCAAACGCCTGCACCAAGTCATGCTGACCTGCCAACCAAGCCAAGGTACGTGCCTCGATCTGCGCTGAGTCGCAGTCAATCACAACGTGACCCTTGGGCGCTTTGATGGCATTTTTGATCTTGCCTGCGTTTGTACCGCGTGATGGGAGGTTTTGCAGGTTTACAGAGTCTTGACCAGACCAACGACCAGAGTGTGCCCCGTAGTAACGTAGAGGTACAGGAAACTTGCCTCGAGTAGACATACCAATAAAGCGTTCAGTGCGAGTTTCCTCAATTGTCGTCTTGTTTCCAAGGCGGGCTGCGACAAGCATTTGGACTCGTTCATCAGGATGCTCCTCCAGTGATTTAAATTCTTCGTCTGTTTTGGCAAATGCCCATGCAATCTTGCCGGTGCGCAGGCTTACTTTTGTGGGCGGTACAACGCCGTAGTTCTCGAGTACCTTAGAGAACTTGTCATTAGACATTAGTAGCTTCTTGATACCCGCCATGCCTTCGCTAAAGATAGCGTGTACGTATTCGGGATCAGCGTCTTTCAACATGAAGTCCCGCACTGATTCCATCAGGGCTTCTTTGGCATCTTTCACGGCTTCCAAGTGGTCAACTAATAGTTTCTTGTCCAACTCAAGCACAGGCTCGATGAACATACGCAGAGTCATGTCCATCAGTTTCAATTCTTGTTTAGGGAAACCCATCGCCATGTACGCATTGAATAGCTTGTAGGTCAACTCGGTGTCGTTGATGCAGTACAAAGCGTAGCGTGACAGTTCCTCGGTAGAAAAGTCAACGTAATGCTTGCCCTTGGCTTGTAGCACCTCATCGCCCTTGGCTCCGATACCCATGCGTTCAGCTTGCTTGGCTAAGCCATGCGCTCTCTCGTGGGGGAATAAGGCTCGTGACATACCAAGCGTGTCCAACCAAGCCATAGGCTTTACGCCATACAACCAGTCAAGAACCGCACCATCAAACGCAGTGTTCTGTGCAACCACCATCGCATCAGACCAGTCAAACTCTTTCAGTATCCGTTCCACTTGCGGTTTGGGATACCAAGTCGTCGGGCCGTCGTCCACCTTGATTGCAATGCCAATCATCTCAAACTGAGATGACCGCACATACTCCTCGGTAGGAATCTTGGTCAGGGAATACTCAGTTGAGTAGAAGCACTCAAGGTCAAGTGTTACGATTTTTGGCATGTTGTTTGTCCATCTCATCTCTGAGGATTTTATTGGCTGCGTTAATCATGTTCTGCGGGACGATCATCTTATTTGGTTCTTGCGGGCCTTGCATCAGGCCCTGCCAACCTTGCATCAACCGCTTACCATCTAAGCCACGTCTTTCAGCCATTCCAAGTTTTGTGGGGGCTTCTGGTTGGGACAACAGTTGGTGAAATGTTTTGGCTTCAAACCTTGCGCGTCGAGCCTCTCTGTATGCGTCAATCAACGCTACTTTCTCGTCTTCGGTTAGGTACCATAGCCGGTGTATATGTCCGTCTTGTTTTTCAGTTAACAGGTCGTCTATTTTTGACGCAAGCTCACCAAACTTTACATGTTGTGGGCGACCATCATCCAAATCCCCAAAGAAGTCCTCGGGGTTGGTTTTGAGTCGTTCGATAATTACTTGTACTGCTTGCATCATTTCTTTGTCCATGCCCATGTCATGCACTCCTTTATTACGTTTTCTAAATACTCGTAGTTATCTTCACGAATAATCATTGGGTGCCCTCCAGACGTTTGGATAGCGTCAAGGTTCTTTAGTTGTAAGGCAGTTGCTGCACCCCTACCCGCCTTGGCTTCGATAGCTACGAAGTGCCCGTTGATACAACACAGGAAGTCAGGCACTCCACTGTTACCGTAGCCAGTACCGATAGGCATGGCGTAGTAGATGTCATGCTTCTTCAAGATCGCTTTGATCTTGGCTTTAACCTTTGACTCAGGTGTTGCTGCCATCTATAGCTACCTCAATTAGTTTGTCTAAGTAATGGCGTGCTTTCTTCAAGTCCTCAATACCGTTTTTGTTTTTCCAACGTGACACGTACTTCACCACGTTACCCTCGAGATACCCAAGGTCGTTGGCAACAATGTAATCCCACGGTTGAATAACATTATCTTTGTAATGCGAACCGCCAACTTGCATATCATCTGCTCGTTCAATCATTTAGTTTTCTCCTGTAAAAGTGCGTCATAGTACTGCTTGGGCATCGGGGCTTTCTTGGCGATGATGGTGCGTAACCATTCGGCACCGCCAAGCTGATTAAAAATAATCCACTGCCTATCAGACATTCGGATTTGTCTTCCTACTAAAGGTTCGGGGGGCTTGGGGCGTGGCATGTTCTAAAACTCCTTCGTGTTTGTTTGGTTGACGTGCTTTTGAGTAAGTGCCAAATAGTTTGTAACCTAAGCCTTCTTCGTTCTTGAGCTGGTTGCTTGGGTTTTTTGCACGAAAATATGCGTCAGACATAAAAATGCTTGGGCGGTCAACTTGCGCTAACTCTTCCCAAGGGTTGAGTGCGCGTGGGGGGTTATTATCTTTCAAAACGAAACATCCTTTATCAGGGTCATACCTTACTAAATCTAAAACTTTCATCGCTTCATACCCCTTATCACAACGGCAAAACTCCCAAGCGTATCAGGGCCAAAAGCTTTCATCTTCTCAATCTCGACTGCAACTTCTTCTATGGTGTCGTTGCGTATCTTTTCGTATACCTCGTTGACTTGGCGCTTACGCCAACCTGATGAGGCAACGTAGTCTTGAATGTCATCGTCATCGTCTTTCATCTCGGTGCATCCTCGTGGTTATCAGGGTTGAACTTAGGGACTCGGTTGCCTGTGTCCTTGGGGTTTGGGAATGGCGGAAAGGGCCAAGTCATTTAGGTTTCCTCCATTCGGTTCGTGGTGGTATGTGAAATGTTGGTTGATGAGTGCGTACTAAATAGAAATGAATCAAGTAGTCAAGCACTTGGTTGTATGTCATCTTGATGCCGGTATCTGCAGACAATTGGTCTCGTATCTCATCAATGCCTTTGGACACCGGTATCGTGATGCGCTTAGCCGTGGGCTTCATGCTGTTGCTTGCAGTTCAGTGGCTTTGTACTGTTTGAGTTTTGTATCCAACTCCACGATTAGCTCGCCCAACTCGGACTCAAGTAAGTCAACCTTCTTGACCCATCGTGCAATTGTTAACTGTAAGTCGTGAATGAACTCTTCCTTCATTGACTCGCTACCCATAACATCAGCCACCATGCGATAGCCTCCCCCCGCGTCACGATCTGAGGGTAAACTAACAAACGCACGGACATGCACCGGAGTGTTGTCACCCACAGTTATCTTACATTTTTGAATTAGCGACCTTGCTTGTTCCCTGCGAAATTGTTTTGCAGCTTCGCTATCGTCCCACTCAAAGTGTTTGTGCAATACGTTGGTCTCATCTCGTGCGACCTCAAGCACATCATCTACCATCAACACGCCACCATTTTGACGTGCCATCTTTTCTAAAAGTTTTCTTTCATCATTCATAAAGTTCTCCTGTTAAAAATTAAAAACCTGCGGTGCCCTGCCACTCCATGCCTAGTCGAACCATGCCTGCCTTGCTGTACTGCTCCATGCCCTGCCCGACCTCGCCATGCCCGTCCATGCCTGCCTTGCCTCACCGGAACTCACATCGCCCCGCCCAGCCTTGCCTGCCCCACCGAATCGGTCCATACCTTGCCCCGCCCCACCCAGCCTTGCCTGCCATACCTTGCTAAGCCATACCGAGCCCATCCTAGCCACGCCTGCCTGACCTTGCTGTGCCAAACCTGTCCATACCTTGCCATGCCTAGCCTTGCCATGCCTGCCATACCATGCCTTGCCTTGCCAAACCCAGCGGCTCCGTGCCTCGCCTAGCCTGCCTTGCTATACCTGTCCAGACCTCTCCGGGCCTATCCGCGCCTCGCCTGCCGTGCAGAACCTAAACGCACCACGCCGTGCCAATCCGAGCCTAACCTGCCTCGCCGTACCCGTCCGCACCTCGCCCGTCCGTGCCTCGCCCGGCCCCGCCTGCGTTGGTGTTCAGCTTACTCAATGCTGAACTTGGCTTTGACTGCGCCTTCGTTAGCGCTCTCTACAACACGAAACAAACCAAACCCACATCCGGCACTAGCCTTACTGTCGGGACGACCTGCTCCGATACCTACTTGCAAACCGCAACGGCTTACAAGGTTAATCACATCTGCTGCTTTAAATTGATCCATGTCAAACCGGACACGTAGTTTACACGCCCACTCTTTGTACATCGGACGAGATCGAACATCGACCACGCCTGTTGCATTGCGAGTGTGTGCTGTATACGTATCACTCTTACCATATACACGAACCAACGGAATGCCATCTTGCTTATCCCAACCATCGGCTTCGACAAACGTAGACAACTTAGCCAACGTCATCTTAAACCCGACCAGACGGCACGCTGAGATCATTGCTGCCCTAAACGCTGCAGCATTCATACCCTCCCAACCCTCCATACTACGATAACGTGCGTCCTCTGCTTCCTTCTCGTAGTCACGAGCCTCGCGCACCTTCTTACTCTTAGATGATGGACCTTCCTGCATCTTTGCCATTAGCTCAGCTTTCTTGCTGAAGCGCTCGACAACCAAGGGGGCTATGCCCTCAAGGTACAAGTCAATCGTTGCAAATTTGGGAGGAGAAATTACGTAGCTAGTTTCCATTTGTTTAGTAGTCATTTTTTACTTTCGTTGATTAATATTGAACAGTGATTGGGGTTATTCCCCGAGTTCCTCAAAGATGTCGTTGAGTACAGATTTGATTTGGCTGACCATCTCAGCTTTGGTATAAGGTGCGGACATAACCATTTTGATACTTGCCAACGCCTTATACATAGCTTGCCCCTTCAATGCGAACAGTAACGCATCCTCATCGTCGGGGTAGTCAAACTCCAGTATGGCTTTTGATTTCATTTACCTAAGCCACCGAAGTACAAGTGCAAGCGACGATACAACTCGTGCGCATCGTTAAGACTGACAGTATCCATGATGACGTCGATGCTTGTACGAATGTCAGGTCGATGTTCAAACGCCTCTGCCATTGGCTCGTTCACCAATGCAGCTAAACCGCCAGAAGTTTTAAGCTTAAAAGTTTTGGGTTTATTTACCTTAGCTTCTCGCTTAGCCATTGTCTTGGCAGACTTGATGGGTGTGTACTCTTTTCCATTGGGACGTAGCCGTCCATCGCTATCCTTATAGATATGCCCTTGGCGTAGCATCTGCCCGATCAAGGATGACACAGATGATTTCTTATGTCCCTGCGATACAAGGATTCGGATTGCATCATTACGAGCGCAACCGGAGTTGTCTCGCACAAAGTTAAAGGTTGCTTGCGTTACGTTGTTTGTAGGTTTGAACACGGTTGATTCCTTTGGTTGTTCAGTTGTTTCGGGTTGTTCCCAAGCATGCAATATCTTTTGCATTTCTGTGTGTAAATCAGGCATCGTCATCCTCAAATAAGTTAAGTTGTTTAGGGTCAGGCATGGTGTGCGCTAAGTCCTGCATGTCACGCAACCGCATCTCCAACCGTTCGGATAAGACTTTGATTAACCCCGATTGCCCATCGGCTACTCGGATTAATTCTTCATCAGTCAGGTTGTCATAATTCATTTAAGCTCCATAAAGTTAAGTAAATTTCCATCGTCGTCAATAGTGAACCATACGATGTTGTCAGGGGGAGGCACCATCACCCGCTTGAGATGCCCACCCACCGTTGCCACATCCCTGATTCTCTCTAGCCAATCAGGTAGGTCTGTCACCAGTCCACGAGATGCTTCCTCGTGTCCGTCACGCCATTTCTTTAGCGTGTAGTCAAGCCCACGTTCTTCGTATCTGCATTCATACATAGGATTGTCTTTGTGGTATCCAAGTTTATGTTCTAGCATGCGAAGGGCGTCAGACTTCGCTCGCCCATGTCTGTCTGCTACTTCCATAATCTCAGTTACCATCGCCTTCACTTTCCCCATCATTTATCCCCCAATCAAAAGCGCCAAGGATTTCATCCACCTTGATCTTGGTTAAAGCACGAGTGCTATCTTCTTCCCGCAATTCTTTAGGTGTTATGCCAGACAATACCTCCTCAAGCTTACGTGAAGCTTTCGTTAACGCAGGATCGTTAGTAATATTCATGACCTGCAACAACTCACACAAGTCAACGGCATTGGTCACCGTTGTGTCGTGGAACGTACGCTTCTTGCCATCCTCATCGACAGTTAAGCGGTCACTCAACTTACTGATAGCGTTATACAAACGAGTCCATGAGTCTTGATTCGCTGCCTTCAGCTTGGCATCAAGCTTCTCTTCGTATTGGGCGATCAGGTTGCGTTGTACCTCGCTCTCCACATCAAGTCGGAAGTCACCGCCAGTAGGCAAGGGAGTGAACGATGCCTCCATACGGAAACGCTGAGCCACCTTGCCCCTGCTTGGGTACTCGTTGCGATCAAACAATGTGCCGAGTTGGAACGCTGCCCCTGCTACGAGTGTCTCGTACTTGTCCAAAAACGCATCAACAAGTCTGTCAAACTCAATACGGTGTCTGTTCATGGTCTTCTGATACTCAAGCAGTGCTGCAGTGGGCAACAGTCTTGCACCTTGGTCGTTCCATGGGAGAGTCAAGCGGTAGTGTTCGGCTCGGGCACGAGCTTGAAACTTGGTGATAGCTTCCAACTCTTTGCACTCAGCAAACAAGTTCTTGTACACCGATGCTGCTTTCTTGGAGCCTGA